CCCGCATAAGCTGCTCAGCTATGCGCCCGGCAATAGGGTCTTGGATCAATCCACGGTCGTACATATCATTGAGACTGGTCGCGCTTTTCTGGATGTCATCGATAGCCACGTCGATCACGGCATCGGTACTCACGTCAACCGTGAAGTCCTTGATCTTCGCCCCGCCAAACTCGACCGCTGCTGTAAGTACATATTTTGCCATGTCCTGCCAGACGGAAGACCAGAATAACTGGTAACGGTTGAAAGCTCTTAAAGTGGGCATTTCCATAGCTGAAGCGGTCGCAAGTCGGAAAGACTCGCCCCGTCCGAACCAGTGCGGGAATGTGGCTGATGAAAGCGCAGCCTGGGCAAGTAGCGCGCTGCCGTCCGTCTGGGCATCACTCGCCCCCGTATTCAGCGGCAGGCGTTCAAGCGTTGCCGCCTTGTTCTCTACCCAAGTCGATCCTGCCGTTGGGCGTGGGTTGGTCTCGCTGCCCGCTCCGCTGGCTGCCAGGGATGACTGCAACTTCGTCGCTATCGCATCTATCGCCCGCTGTCCGCCTTCGGCAGAAACTTTATTGACGAACATACTGATGGCTCGTGCAACCGCTGCCCGATCCTGGAGGAAGTCGCGGTAAGCCACGATCCAGGGCATGCCGGTCGTTATCAGCGGCCAGCCGCGGTTACCGCGCCGGTTGTGCGCCACGAGCATCGCCCTTATCTGCGTTCCGTCGTCGCCAGCCAGAGTCCCATCGTCGGGAACAAGGGTGCTGGTTATTGCTCCGAATCCGTTCCCGGAATCGGTGGTCTCTAATTGAAGCATTTCATCTGTCACCCGCCAGTCCTGGTAATAAGTAACTTCTGCTGCGCCCTTGACTGTCACTTCTCGCCGGTAAAGTACAGGCGTGTTTGCATCCTCTGGTAGGGCAATCACGCCATCCTCGGTCTTGCCTTTGATCTGTTCGGTCGGCACGAGGCGTATCTTCGTCTTGCCGGTCTTCAGCTTGTCCGTAAAATAGACGTACATAAAATCGCCATCGTTCAAAAGCTGGATGGACTGGTTCTGGATCTCCCGCTGCCCAAGCACTACCGCATTCTCGTCGGAAGTCCAAAACTCTTTCCAGACTTCCTGCGCTGCCGGGTCACGTGGCGTAACCGTCACGTGCAGCCCAAACCCGAAGTCGGTCCAGACGTTGACGGAACGCTCTGAGATAACGTCATTATCGTAAAGTCGCCGGGCACTGTAAACCGTCCTGATTCTGTCCTCTTCCGTCGCTTTGTATTCCAGCATGTTAGCATTGGTCTGCAACTGGCGCATGAGCAGGTCGACGTAACGAGAGTCTAACTCAGCCAGGCGGCTGATGAGCCGTTCCGGTGGCAGGATACTCGGTCCCATCTTATACGCTTCCATGAAGATGCTTGCCGCTTCCATCGCCTGCTTCCGCTCCGGCGCAAGGAATACGTTGGTTAGTCGTTCTCTAATTGTTGGCATAGTCTGTCCTTTGCTCTCGTTACTGTATTATATCACACGACTGTTTATCAGTAGTCGCCGATGCGATTCATCTGGAACTGCTCCACCGTGACCTGCTCCTCGGGAGTGCTTAACCAACTTATACTATACCTGAGGCAAGAGAGCAAATGGAACTGCTCATCGTTTTCGATCTGGTCAGTCACGACCCCACCCACTGACTTGCGCTTGTACGCTCCAATCTCATTAAGCAGATTCGGACAAGAGTCCATCACTACCAACCGGAACTCACGCAGTAGTTGAATTACCTTATCGATCTGGCTCCAAACTTCTGTGATCGTGTTCTCCTGAAGCGGGATACCAGCACCCGACCAGTCAGCCCGCGCCTGCCGCTCTGACGGACCCCCACCCACCCAGGCGAAGATTGGCTCAGCCATCCCGGACATTGCGTTACCATTCTTATCATAACCAGATAACTCCAATATCTTTTTAGCATGTTCTGGCGTAGTCAGGCCGAAGGGCTCGTAGTACTCGCGGTACACAACCAGGATATGGTTCACAGGGTCGAACGCCAACCATAGTGCGCCGATGATCGCGCCCATCGGGTCGATGCCCACCACCCGCTGCCAGAGATGCGGTATCGGGAAGGCTGCCACCTTGTGCCGCTCTTCGTCGAAGATGTCATAAATTGCACCCTCGGGCTGCGCCCAGATGCCGTGGTAAAGCCGCTTCAGGTTAGCTCCTGTCAGTCGTTGCAGAACTGCCAGCCGCGCCTCACCGTTCTCGGTTAGTTCTCCGGTCACAGGGTCGTATATCTCAGGATTGTCCTTGTGGGTCGTTTCTAATAGATGTAACTTCCCAGCCTGCGAACGGGTCTTAATCCAGTGTGTCGGTGCAGCCGGGTTGCAGTCACCGCCCAGGAAGTGGAACGGTGCATTCCCCGCCCGCCCGGAAGAACGGGTCATTAGAATCTCCCAATCAGTCAGTAATATCTCCTCAGCCTGGTTGACGTAGATTCCGTCACGCTCTGACGATAGTACCTTACTCGCCTTGTCTAACCCGCCGATCCAGATCACTGACCCGTTCGGGTAGATGTACTGTGATGGTCGTTTGTCGCCGCCGAAGAATACGATCCCGTCATCCGGTCTAACTATCTTCTTCTGATAGGAGAGTAAAACTGTGCCAGGCATCGATGCGTATTCCTTGCGGATAATAGCCAGTTGTACCCCTGGATAATGCCAGGCTAACTGATTGAGGAAGTACAGCCAGGCCATAGTTTTGCCGGTATCAGCCCCACCGGCGACAATATACTCCTGCCCATCTATATGGTTTACGTCCTGGATGAACCGGTTCGCTCCGTAGAACTGGTACCGCTGCCCCACATCCCCGCGATTGACCTTCTCCTCCGCCTGCTTGCGCGCCCGCGCCTTCGCCAGAGCAGCCTCCATCATCAGCCGCCGGGCGATGGGCGATAGCGGTAGCTCAGGCTTGCGGGTCGCTGGTGTCAGGAGCATGAATTATCTCGTCTTTTCTAACTAACTTCATCCCGTAGTTATTGATACCTTCTGGAATAATAACGCCTTCTTTCTTTATCAATTTATTACCCTTGAACGGGCGATAATCTACCTGGTGCTGCCACCGCCCCCACTTACGGGTTATCTTTACTACATCCGGATGTAATCTTTGTAAGGCCTGTGCCATAAGTAAGCGTCCATCTTGCCCATTATTAAGTTTATAAAGGGCCTCTGTATTCCCGCCCTTAATTAGCATTGTCGCCATCTTTTTAGCGACGAAAGCCTGGATCAAGAAAGTACACCAACCGTCTTTTAAAGCCATCAAGGAAACATCAGTATCATCATTATAGACCGAGCGCCAGCGATAGGGGATAGAATTGTTTACTAGAGTACAAGAATATATCCTGGTATTTAATAAGTATGGAGGCCACTTCTTGATTGCTGGCACAAACATTTCATACTGCAATCCTGCATAAGCAATATTCGTATACCTATTTACGAAATCCTCAACAACCTTAAAACAAACTCCATTATCCAGTTTGACTTTTTTATTATTATGTAATCTAGCAAACCAGGCAATATTATCATCTATCTGCCAATGATATATAGATCCATGCTCTATTGAATATTCCATAATCCAGCAACGAGAAGCAATTAATCCTTGATTACTAAATGGCAATACTAATATTTTCTCAGGATCAATAACTGATGAGTAATTATCATATTCTTCTTTTTCTATAACAATATGATACGGCACACTCATTTTATCAAATGCTATTGCTGTTAGCCTTGATTCCCAGCGCCCTTTTGATGGAATATAAATCGGATAATCAGGATTCATCAGTATAAACTAACCCAGTTCCTAATTGGTTTTTTAGATTTTCCGGTCTCTCTGGATACCACATTGAATTAGTCTTATCTGTAATGTGGATACCTAATTTTTTGGCGAATTCTTTTCTATCTACTTCATCGGCAAAATGAACTTTAATAATTATCCCCTGAAGATCCTCATTCCCAAACTCCGGCATTCCTTTCCATTCTTCATTCGGGTCGTTCCCGTCGCTATTAAGACCTAATTCAAACGGTCTAAATCCCCACTCCAATAAATCCGGGATCTCAAAATTATTGGCAAGAATATCCCAGTCGAACGCCCCCACTGTCCCCTTACGCAGATAAATCACCAACTTCTTGCGTTCCTGCTCAGTCAACTC